CAACCGCTCCGCCCGTTCGGCTTCGGCTTGGCGGTCGTCGGCCAGCGCTCGGACGTTCGCCAGGTCGAACCGGACGAAATCGCCCTCTTGCGATTCGGGGAAGTCCGGCAGGAGCGCCACGGTGAGCGTGTCGGAGACCATTCGCAGGAGCGGAACCATGCCGTCCTCCCACGCCGCCTGCTGGGCCCTCTCGTAGTTGCTGTAGGTCGAGCGGTCGAGGCCGGCTCCGAGGCCGAGGACCATCGGGTTGATGCCGAGCGCCGAGCAGATCCGCTCCTCGGGGACACGCCGCACCGAATCGAGCGCCAGCTCGGACGGGGTGAGGGATACGCGGTCGACTTTGTACGGTCCCGACATCACCACGATCCCGCCGGCGTTGTCGCCCGTGAGGTTTTCGCGCAGGGATCGCTTGATCTGCCGAGCGTCGTCGGGGCTCATGTCGATCTGTCCCGAGTCCTTGGCGTCCGGCCCGACCATGATGGAGGGCATGGCTCCGTTGGCCAGAAGGCCGAACGCGGAGCTGCTCGCGGTGTTGTCGGTGGCGATCTCGCGCAGAACCGACTGAACCGGAGAACGTCCCAGGCGGATGTCGTCGGGGTCGCGCCCGTACCGGAAGTGGATCACGTCGGCGATCTCGAGCTGGAAGCTTCGACCGTCGGTGGTGTAGGTGTAGTGGGTGAGCGGGTTCCGGCCGTCGCCCACCGGCCGGATCATGTCCTGCGGGATGTACTGGAGCGCCACCACCTGCGAACCCGGTCCGGAGATGCGTTGTTTCCGAAGGTACGCGTTCCCGAAAAGCTTGTAGTCCTGAACGATCCATCCCCAGAGCAGGTTGCCGACCATGCCCGGTTCCGGCTCGGCGATCAGCTGGAGAACGGGGTGATCCTCGAGCGGCTCGGCCTGCATAGAGTCGACCCGCCGCATCACCTGCGCGGTGGCCTGCGGCCAGTTCCGGATGTACCAGTCCATCGCCGAAGCGATGATCGAGTTGAGGCCGAGGTCGCCGGCCTGCGCCGACCAGTCTCGGTGGGAACCGGGGAGGACGCGGCGAAGCATCGAGACCAGCTGGCCCGACCCGTACCCGGTGAGGTACATATCGCGGGATTGGCCGATCGGGAGCGGTAGTGGCTCCTTGGGGTTGGCGTATGCCTTGCGGCCGAGGACGCGGTCGAGGATTCCCATGTCCCGATTATCCCACGGGGAAAAGAAAAACCCCTCGGCGATTACCGAGGGGTGCAGGAGGAGTACCCTAACGTGGAGATTGGCCTATTGTACCGCAGGCTTCCTTGGTCGCCCTTGCGGTCGCCCGGTGCCGACCCGCTGGCGTCGATGGCAGGTTCGGCATTCCCACGTCGCGCCGCGGGGTCCGGTCTCCCCGCCGCAGGACTTGCACGGGGGACCGGATACCCCGGTCCGTGGCCGGCCGGGGTTCTGGTGGCGTCGATCGCCGGTCAAGACTTCACCTCGTGGCCGGCCTCGGCCAGCATCTCCCAGACTTCGATCGGTACGCTGAAGTCGTTCCGCTCCTCCTCGGCCACCAGCCCGGCCTCGAGCGCCCCGCTGATCACGCCGGCGCATTGCTCCTTGGTCCACCCGGTGACTTCGCGGATGTCCTTGGGTCGGAACCAAGAGAAGTTGTCGGCGATCATCGATTCGACGTTGGTGGCTCCGTTGCCAGCTTGGGCGATCACGGCGTCGAGTAGTTGGACCTGCATGGCGGTCAGCGATTGGTAGTTCATTTTGGTATCCCTTTGGTTTGGTCGGTGGCCGGGTTTCCCCGGCCTTTGGCGTCAGTTGGTGGTGTAGGTGTAGGGGATCGAGACGTCCCGCAGGTAGTCGTATTGGGTGCAACCGCTCCGGATCAGATCCAGCCATCCGCGGAGCCCCTTGACCGGGGTGGTGAATCGTCCGTTCCCGCACCGCAGGAGGACAACCGTCTCGGGGTCGAAGGCCATAATCGCGTCGACGTCGGTCGACTTCACAAAGAAGCATTCCCCCTCGAGGGTGGTGGCCAGTTCGGCAAGGCCGGCTTCGCGCATCTTCGCGGCGATGGTGTTGCAGTAGTTGTCGATTCGCATTGTTCTATCCCTTCGTCGGTGGTGCCGACGGGGATATATTACGGCACGGTTTATATGGGTGCAATGGTTCGGCGAAAATTGTGCCGATTTATTTTCAGGCCGGATCGGGGGGGGGCTGGTGACTTATCGGGAGGAGCTGGTGACTTATCGGGGGGAGCAACTCTTCGGAAATTCCGAATGGTTCGATCGTTTCGTCGACGCCAACAAAACGATTAACCGTTCCCAATCGATCGGTCCGGAGACAGAATCCATGCATCCTTGCACGTCCTCGAGCAGAACCACTTGCGCCGGATGTTGAGCGCCTCGGCCACCCAGTCGGCCACGGGGTAGATCCCCGCGCCGCAATGCCGGCACCGCTGGTGCGTGTCGACCACCAGGCGAAGGCGCTCCTTGTCGTCGTCCTCGAGGAAATCGTGGCGTCTCATATCGCGGCGAAGCTCGAGCGCCGGTCGAGGACCGACCACGCATAGCCCATGGCGTCCACCGCGTCGTCGTGGCTCCCGATCGGGAAGGACAGGATCTCATCGACGAACCACGCCGGGAGGTCCGGAGCGTGGGACACCAGCCCTTGCTCGTACCGCGCCTCGAGCGGTCCGAAGCGGGTGATCTTGTCCTTGTCCGGTCGGAGGCCCCGTACGGGGAGCTTGGTGCGCCGGAGAAGCTCCTGCACCACCGCCGCCTGGTACTGGACTTGCTCGATCCCGATCGTCGCCGGCTGGTGCTTCGCGGCCATGTCCTGGACGAATCGCAGGACGCCGTCGAACGGAGCCCGAATCCGAGCGGCATCGACGACATGGACCACGCCGGCATCGTCCCGAGTCAGGACCACCGCGGAGGTGTAGTCGGCGTCCGTCTTGGTGGATATCGCGAGGTCCACGCCCATGAACCGCTGGCCGGCGGGCACCGGTGCGGTTCGGAGCCACTCCCGCTTGATCCTCGCGCCCTCGGCATCGACGAACTCGGCGAGGTACTCCTGCCGGAACGCGATCGACGGCAAGGAGCGCCGCGCCTCCTCGATCTCGTCGGGGTGAATGTAGGGATTGCTCGAGGTCGGCATCTGCCACCGTTGCCAGTCCGGATCGGCCTCGGCTTGGTCGTACAAGACCTTGAAGTAGTTGGAACCTTTGGGGGTCGAGAAGAACCAGGCGGAGCCACGGTAGTCGGTGAGGGTCGGCCGGATCGCTTGGGTCCATGCTTCCTCGAGGTAGGCCGACATCGCGGCCTCGTCGACGCCGACCCACCCGTATTTGCGTCCGCGGGCGACGGTCGCCGGCTCCCCAAGGGTCCAGTAGTCGATGGCGGTGCCGTTGATCAGCTCGATGCGGGGATACGGGGAGACGACGGCCCTGCGGATGATCGGGTGGAAGATCTTGCGCTGGTCGTTGTACGCCTCCTCGAGGAGCCGGTAGGTCGGTGCAAACCACCCGCAACTGGTTCCCCGCTCGAGGAGCGGACGGGCCATCAGGATGGCCCCCATGGTGGTCTTCCCGAAGCGTCTCCCGCAGGAAACCACGTTCATCCGCTTGGCCTCGCGGAGTATTTGGCGCTGGCCGGGGTGGGGTCGCGGGAGTACCAGTTCGATGTCGGCCATCAGCCCTCGCGCCGATCGAGGGCCTGTTGCATGGCATCGAGGATCGAGACCACCCAAGCGCAGAGCAGGACACCGAGCCCGATTCCGAGCGCCACCCAGAGGATGATTCCCCACGCGTTCATTCGGCCACCTCGGGTTCCTTGTCCTCGAATCGGACGCGGATCTGGACGGCGCCGCCGTCGGCTCCGGTCTGTTCCTGGCGCGCGGACCAGTCCTGCTTCATCTTGCGCTCGAGCCACCACGCGGCGGCTTGCCACGAGTCGTCGGCCGCGGTGCGGACCCGCTGGACCATCGCCAGCTCGGCGTCGGCCTCGGCAGCTTTTACGTCGTCCGCAAATTCCGGATATCGCACCAGCCATCGACCGAACGTGT